AGACGAGTTCGCACGCCTCGCGCCATTCTGCGACGACGGCGACGATGGTGTACGAGCGGGTTGTGGCATAGCTGGCGCAGGCGATGATCCAGCGTTGCCGGTCGGGCAGGTTGGGGATGTACAGGATGGCGCGGGTGATGCGGATCATTGTTGCCTCCCCCGGTGTTCGCGTTGCGCTTGTGGTGCGCCGCGGGTGATTCACGCTCTACCCACCACGATCCATAGACAACCGTGGGTGCTTGTTTCGGTACGCGTGGTGAGTTCACTCATGGCTGGTCGGTGGACCGGGCGTGTGGCGGCGCGGCTGCGCAAGAGCCGATCGGCCGGGTCTGCCGCAGGTGCCGTGTCGCGGCGGGTTCACGTTGGCGGGTCGCCGCCGGTCGGTTTGTACGCCCGCCAGGTGGCGCAGGCGGCGCGGGTTCGGCGGGTCGCCCGGGCGGCGTCGAAGCGCGCCGACTGGTTTGGGCCGGTGCTGTTGTTCGCGGCGCTGCTGGCCGTGTACGCGGTGTGGGGTTGAGTCCGGCCGCAGCCGCCGTGGGAGCGCTCCGTGTGTCAGGCGGATGACAGTTTGTGGTGGTGTGTGGTGTTGCATCCCTGTAGCCCATGGGCTACACTTTAGGTACAAGGGAAGACGGAGACAAGGGAGACCGAGATGACCACCACCACCACCACCCAGACCCCCACCCTCCGGGACCTCTACCAGGCGATCGAGAAGTACAACCAGGCGTACGAGAACAGCCACCGCGGCGGGATCCGCTACTGGGGCCGCAAGGTCGAGGCGATCAGCCGGCAGCTCGGGAACTGACCACCCGGGCGGGGGCTACAGCCCCCGCCCCACTAGACGAAGGGAGACACCCGTGAACAACGACGACGAACGCGACTACGCCGAGGAAGCCGCCAACCGCGCCGAGATGGAGATCGACGACAGCGCCGAGATGACCGTCTCGGTGATCTCGTTCAGCGACCGCGCCGACTACAACGGCCACGAGTTCGGGTACGTGCCGGAGCAGGACCTTTTCCGGTGCGAGAACTGCCGGGAGTGGCAGGTCAGCGTCCGTGACGCCAAGACAGGCCTGTACGACCCGTGCACCGGGGGCGGCCTTCGTGCGCCGTCACGGACGAAGGGAGACATCCGGTGAGCACGCTGACCAAACAGGCACGCGAAACCATCAAGAACTGGGGCTGGACCGAGCGCACCACGATCGCCGGATACACCCGCCACTACTTCGGCGACCAGCCATGGGGCGGAGACCAGTGCGGCTGCGTCGACGACCGGTGCATCGGCTTCCACCACGACGACGAGACCGACTGCCAGTGCCTGCCCTTCTGGCTCGACGACTACCTACAGGCGCTCCAGTCCGGCGCCGGGAAGTGAGCCACGATGACCACCAACCAGCACCCGCGCCACCACCGGTTCGCCGCACTGCTGCGGTTCAGCCTCGCCGACGTGGCCGAAATCCTGTGGTGGGGGCTCACCATGGCCGCTCTGGTCCTCATCCTCACGCACCCGTGACACCGGGGAGTGAGGCAGGATGCGGGGGCCGTCCGAACCGGCCCCCGCACCACCCCACCCAGGAGGCTACCCGTGAACGCCGATGACGCACTCGCCCGATACCACACCGCCACCGAGGTCGCCGCGCAGACCCGCGCACTGCTGCGCGAGCACACCCTCGACCGGTACGTCGCCGCGATGGCCGTGTGGGCGGCCTGCCGCACACAGCAGGAGGCGGCCGAACTGATCGGCGTCGCCCGGCCGGAGCTGTCGCAGTGGAAGGCCGAGCTGCGCAAGGCCGGCCGCCTCACCGATTCCTGAACGTGATCCGTCCGAAACTCCTGGAGGCGACATATGCCCGCCACCGAACGACAGGCGTCGCCGATCCTCGACCACATCGCGACCGACATCGCCGTCGACGCGCTCCACACCGCCGGGCACACCGACATCCCCGACGACCCCGTAGACGCGGCGATGGTCGGCCTGGCCGAGCTGGCGACGTGGGTCGCGGTGGAAGCGTTGGCGAGGCGACGCCGGTCTCAGCAGGCCAGTCACCTACTCGCGGCCGGTGTCCCGGCGGTGGTGGTGGCGCGGGTGTTGGGTGTGAAGCCCCGGTCGTTGACGCGCCGTCCGCCCCGGCGACGCTCGTCGCCCTGACCCCGGACGCGCGGAAACGCCCCGCCCGTGATGGGCGGGGCGCTTCTCTTCTCATCATGGTCGGGTCGCTCTTACCGGCAACATGTGCCCACCAGACCGCAAGCGGCGGCGACCCTAATCGGTAAGTGGCGGTGGCCGGATTTGAACCGGCGGCCTCTGGGTTATGAGCCCAGCGTGCTACCGAACTGCACCACACCGCTTTGGTAGGCCGAACACCCGGACATCCGGCCCGCACCCCCAATGACGTACCAAGGCATGGTTGGCCCGAGCTGGGGTCACGCAGGCTTCACCCTACCAAGCCGGGCGAGCCGGTACCGCCGCGCGCCGACCGTGCCGACCCCAGCGACATCAGCACCGACAGCAGCGCAGCGCCAGCCGCCACCGAAGCGGCGCTGACCCAATCCACCGACAGCACATCCACCGCGCTCGCGCCCAGCATCGCGATCAGCGTCTGCGCCGCCGTCTTCACCGCACGCTCAGCCGCCGAACGCCAGAACGTCAGACTCCACATCACGCCTCCTACGACTTGCCCCGAAGCGACTGCGCCGCCTGCCGGATACGCGCCTCCGCGCGGCCCGGAACCGGACGCGCCAACAGGATGAACAGGTAGATCACGGCCAACACCAACAGTGCGGTCACAGTCAAGCTCCCTTATCGCTGTCAGGGTCACCCGACAGGCCCTTGTAGATCGCCACAGCGATCCCGCCGGCGATCGCATGCTCCTCCGCGTCAGGCCACTCACCCTGGAGCACCCGGATCGTCGACAGTGCGAGCCACCCCGCGATCCACAGGCCCGACGCTGCGGCGGCCAGAACCTTCTGGCTCGGCATCCGCATCGTCATGTTCCCGTCCTATCGGTACCCGCAGCAGCGGCCACGGTCATACGCTCCATCCGAGCGCACCTCCTCACCTGGTGTGCTCAGCCCCGGCGGCCGGGCACGGCCGCCGGGGCACCTGCTACTCGACCCGCAGCGTCGCCCCGGGCGCCAGCACCGCTGCCGCACCGGCCGGCCCGGACGGGCCGGACGGGCCGGGCTCACCCGGCGCACCGTCCTTGCCGTCGCGGCCGGCGTACTTCGCCGCGAGCTTGCGGCCGTACGCCCGGTACTGCGCCGGCCCGAAGACGGACCCGTCGCCGCCGCCGAACAGCCTCTTGACCCACTCGACCGTCTCGGCGCCGTAGTCGGCATCGATGCCGTAGCGCGGCAGCGCCGCGGGGTCGATGTCCTTGCACGCGCCCTGGACGAACGCCGCCGCGTCGCCCTTCGCGCCCCTGACCACCGTGCCGTACACGGCGCCTCCTCCGCTTCCCAGCGCCGCGTTCACCGCGGCGAACAACCTGTCCCACGGGAAGTTCGGTCCCGGGTCCGTATGTGTCGTGCCGCCCCACGCGCGGCGCATGTCGTCATGGCCGTAGAACGCCTTCACGCGCGGATTGGACTGCATCTCCGCGACCGAGGCCCGGCGCACCTGGAACCCGGCCAGGTCCGGGTCGTGGGTCAGGATGTAGGCGATGACCCGCCCCAGCTCCGTCCAGGCGATGTTCGCCAGCCACCAGTCGCGGGTCTTGCCGTTCGCGCCGGTCAGCTCGAAGCACAGCGCGTTCTCGTTGCCGATGCGCGATCCGGCGTGCCCGGCGCGCGACTCGGTGTCCAGCGACTGGGTCACCGAGTCGTCGTCGACGTAGAAGTGGGAGCTCACCCCGTCGGTGCGCCGGGTGGCGTAGGCCGCCTCGGCCTCGTCGGACGCGTCATTGCTGGTGTTGTGAATGGCGATGCCGTACTTACGGCCATCACCGTCGGGGTAGTCGTTGCGGCCCTGCACGAACGCTATACCGGGAACGATCATCGGCGCACGACCAGCAGCTTCGACGGCCGGTTCGACGCGGCCACCAGCTTGCAGTTACCGGCACCGCCCGTGCGCAGCCCGGTCAGCACGAACGTCTTACTGCCAGTCGACGAAGCCGTGTAAGACCCGGCCAGCACGAACCAGTTACCGAGTGCCGAGGTGGTCAAGAAGTTGATCGCCCCGGTGTACGAGTTCCACAGTTCGGTGCCAGTCGAGTTGTCCTCCCGCAGACGCGCCGTCATCTCGGTAACGACCGCGTCGGCATTGAAATGGGTGTAGGCGTACACGTCGTAGACGACGGTGTCGATCAGCGACGCGGTCACCGACTGGACCGTCGTCTCCGTAGTCGTGAACGTCGACGAGTTCGACGTCACCGTGTCCACGGCGATGACCTCACCGGACATCAGCCCGGCGCGGATCGTCTGGCCTGCAACGTTAGGCACCAGTGGACCTCACAATCCATAGCGGGCCGGGTAGGCCAGGTTGACGGCCTCGCCGGCGCTGAGTACGAAACCCTGACCGACGGCCAGCGGTAGCGTGGTGGAGATTGTGGCCTGCTGAGCGTTCCCGGCCAGGTCGGCGATACCGGTGCAGCGCAACACGATCCCTCGCGCGCGCAGGTCCAGCGGGAAGTCCATCCGGATGTCACCGGTGACGCCCCACCGGCCACCAGCGGTGGTGTTCAGGTAGAGGGCTGTGTCGGTGCCGACCACGAAACCACCGCCGAGCATCACCGCCGACCCATGG